TGAGGTACATAGGAGAGCCAAATGAGCTTAGTGCTAAATGTAGAGATACTTGGAGAATACAAAAATCTCTCTAAGGCTACTAAAGGCGCTAATGCAAGTTTCGCAGACCTAGGGAAAAAGTTTGCAAAAGTAGGCGCAAACATAGCTAAAGTTACTGCCGCTATCGGTATCGGTATCGGTGTCTTGGCAGTTAGCCAAATCAAGAAAGCTATAGACGCAGCTAGCGATCTGTCAGAAGCAACTAACGCGGTAGATGTATCTTTCGGAGATGCAGCAGCAGGCATTCTAGAGCTAGGTGAGAATGCAGCTCGAGGGCTAGGACTTTCTAAAACAGAGTTGTTTGGAATTGCTACACAGTTTTCTAGTTTCGCCGGGACTATTGCCGGAGAAGGCGGAAACATTGTTCAGGTGGTTGATGAGATCTCTCAGCGCGGTTCAGACTTTGCATCAGTTTTTAATCTTGATGTAGGAGATGCACTAGCTAAATTTCAGTCAGGACTAGCAGGGCAATCAGAGCCGCTAAGAATGTACGGCATAGACCTAAGCGCGGCAGCGGTAGAAGCTCACGCCCTGGAAAAGGGAATCACAGACGGCACAACTCAAATGACCGAGGCAGAGAAGGTCACAGCGCGCTATAGCTTGCTAATGCAAGAAACTTCAGGAGTGACCGGAGACTTTGCAAACACCTCAGACGGGCTAGCTAATCAGCAGCGAATACTAAAGGCAGAGATAGAGAACACTCGCGCAGAAATCGGCGAAAAGTTTATGCCTATAATGCAAGCGTTTCAAGGGTTTATTCTCGAGACAGTTATCCCGGCGGTGCAAGACTTTTGGGCTTCTATCATTGACCCGGCAGGCGAAGCGCAAACTCAAATGAGAGCTATCGGTGATGCAATAGATGTCTTTGCTCAGACCTTTGGCATAGCCTCCGGCAAAGTAACTTCAGATCAGATCTTCAACTGGTTAGGTGATGGAGTAGTCCAGGCAATCAAGGCGCTTACATTCCTCAGTGTCTTTGCTCAAGAGACTTTCGAGGGGCTAGACCTTCTACTAGGTGGGCCAGATGCTCGCTACAGTAGCAACGCCGGGCAGAAGCTTGCAGGAATACAACAGCTCCTAGGCGCTCGCAATAAAGCAACTCAAGCAGCAGATCAAATCAAGTTTGCCCCAGATATGCAAGCAGGCGGCGGAGAGCGAGCTAGGCAGGGCAGCATCTCACAGGGCGGCAGGGGTCGCTTTGATCAGTTTGGCAACGCAATCAGCATTCAGATAAACACAGCGGCTACAGATGGCAAGCAACTTCTTCACGAAATGAACAGGGCGCTAAGAGATCAGGGCAGCGACGTAATCATAAGATGACACTCCTAGCCGATTTTGACATAGCAGAAGACCTGAAGGTCGAGTTCTACATACCCGATAACGCTGCAAACCTATTTATCATAGGAGTTTCTGACTTAGGCGGCACTAACGTCTTAGCAGGAGCAGGCTGGTTTATTATCGGGGTTAGCGAAATAGGCGGCGCAGATGTACTAGCAGAAGGCGCTTATGCTTTTGACTGGCAGAACTTGAATTGCGATGTTGCAAACGTCAAGACCGAGCTAGGCGGCACAGTAGAAAATATGACCTACTTTCAAGCGCAACCTTCTACTGCTGCAATTGCCTTACAGAGCTACACCTACGACCCCACAAACAATAGAACTATTAGACCCGGCACTCCGGTCAGGGTAAGACTAAACAGGGCAGAACTTGACGAGGTTATCTTCTCGGGCTTCATAAATACCGTAGATGTTTCTTATACAGTTGACGGGCTAAACCTAATCAGCATTTCCGCGTTAGATAGCTTTAACAAAGTAGTAACTACTCGACTAGCTGAATTTGACACAACTACAGACTTCCCGGACGGCTACGCTACTCCTTACGAGGTAATCGAGAAGGTTGCCGAGGGCTTCGGTACTAGCATGTACGCGCTTAGCAGCGAAACAACAGGCAGAATACCAAGTGTGTTAGCAACTGATGTCATACCTAATTTCTTTTTATCAGACGCTATACAGGTAGGGCTAGGGTTCTTCTGGATAGACCCTCCTACTCAGGAGTTTGTTTTTATTCCTCGCCCGGTGATAGCCGCTATTCCAGATGGCACTTACACTATCGGCAACTCACACGAAGACAATCTTCACCTATGTATGAGTGACCTTACAGTCCAGGGTGAATACGATGATGTTTATAATTCGCTTAGGGTCGCGCTAAAGACAGATGATGCAACCTATGTAATTAGGCAAGATCAGGATTCAATAGACCTATACGGGGTAGCAGCTATAGACGTGCAGATAGACACAACAGACATAGACCAACTAAATGTATGGGCGGATAGAGTCTTCACTCAGTACCCCACTCGATTAGTAAAAAGTGTTACAACTCCGGCGATAGACAGAAACAACAACTTGACACACGCGGCGGAAATTATGCCCGGAGAAGTCCTAGGCGTAAAATACGTGACCTCGGAGCTAAATATAGACAGCTACTATTCGGTTGCTAAGGTGATTCACACAATAGACGTAAACAATTGGTTCACTAGACTAGAGCTATGGAAAGAGGCTTAAATGGCATACAAGACATTCGCTAACGGATTCCCACTTCCTGCAAGCGATCTCAACAATTTTCTAATGAATCAGAGCGTTATCGTCTTTGCAGATTCAGCAGCTAGAACTTCTGCAATCCCTAGCCCGGTAGAAGGTATGCTCACTTACCTCGAGGACACTAACGCCTATGAAAGCTGGAATGGTTCGGCTTTTGTAAACATAAACGACAACACAGACGCAATTCCTAAAAGCACAGTAACAACAGCACAAGACCTAATAGTTGCAGACGGAGCAAGTTCGGTCACTCGCTTAGGCGTAGGGACAAACGACCAGATTCTTAGTGTCGTTGCCGGGGCAGTAGCTTGGGCAGATGCAGGCGGCGGCGGCGGAATGAATAGTATAATAGAAATTACCGCAACAAATTCGTCTTATGATGTTTCTGCAATTTCAGGATTCGTAAGAATAACCATAATTGGCGGCGGCGGCGGAGGTGCTTCTTCTAATACTGCTGGTAGCCGAGGCGGAACAACAAGCATAACCTATGACGGTAGAACGGAATCGGCTACAGGTGGTAACGGAGGAGCGCAAAATTCAAGATCTGCAGAGTATGCTTTTTCTTCCTATAATTCAGGGCAGGCTCGGGTTTTAAATGATAATGGTAGAAGCGGTCTAGGCGGAGAAGTTAAAGTTGTTTATTACGACCTAACGGGAGCTTCAACAATAGATGTTGTAATTGGCGCTGGCGGTGCTGGTGCTACTAATGTCATTACTGCTTCGGCAGGATTTAGAGGAGTTATAACGATGGAGTATGCGGCATGAACAGAATAGCGGCAATAATTGAAAATGGATTAGTTGAAAACGTTATTGAAATAGCAGACGGGGATAAGGGCAACATTGAGTTAGACCTTAGAAACGCTATAGAAATAAAAAAGCTAAATGCTGGTATCGGCTGGACTTATGAAAAAGGCAAGTTTATAGCACCCCCTAAAACTCAAGAGCAGTTAGATGCTGAGGCTGAACAAGTCGCTAAGGCAGAAACACGCTCAGCAGCAGAAGACAAGCTCTTAGCACTAGGGCTAACTACTGAAGACCTGAAAGCGCTACTTGGCTAATGTCTGAGCAGATACCGAGAAGCAACACACAGCAGCAGTTACTACTAAAGCTGGTAGGTGACATGGCGGACGTAAAAGCCGGGTTCAAGATGCTACAGGATCACGAAGACAGAATCAGAGAACTCGAAAAGGCACGCTGGCAAACAGCCTGGGTTACTGCTTTCGCTTCTGCTGCCCTAACTGCTCTAGCTGTGACGGTTGTTTCTCAGGTTGCTCTATGAGATACCCACTTCCTAAAGCAAGCATCACAGCACTCTATGGCGCTACAGAAAACAGGAGTACCCCACATAGGGGACTAGACTTTGGCGCTGCGACAGGCGCTTGGATTACAGCCCCGGAGACAGGCACAATAGTAGTAAACACCTGGAGTGATGTTCTTGGTAATTGCTTAGTCCTACGCTTCTGGCATGAGGGCAAACAGATGCCTATGTATCTAGGCTTTGCTCACTTGAAGGTAAAGAGCAAGCACAAGTTAGGTACTAAAATCTGGGAAGGCAATAAGTGGTTCGCGGCAGTTGGCAACACTGGGAGCGCCTCACGCGGCAGCCATCTTCATCTCACCTATGGAGACACTGCTAAGCACATCTTCTACGGTAAAACATTCGACCCACTAGCCCTATTGGAAAGGTACGCAAAATGAGATTCAACCCCCAGATTAGAAAAGCAATCTACGCAGCAGTAGCTGGATTAGTGCCGCTTCTAGTAATCGCCGGGATAGTTACCGGAGAGCAATCGCAGCAGATACTAAGCAGCGTTGCCGCAGCCCTAGCATTCTTTGCTTCAGTGATGGCAGTAAAGAACACCGAGGTAAACAACCCTGAGGAATACGAAGACGTAACCGAGGGAATAGAGCCACCACACATTCCAGGTGTCTAACTTTTTACACCCTTTTCAGACTACTTTTTACACTAGCCTCGAGCGTTTCGCAATCTAGCGCGTTGCCTAGTGTTTACGCCTCCCCAGATACCATGCTTCTCATCATTCACTAGAGCAAACTCTAGACACAGCGACCTAACAGGGCAGACTTTGCAAAGAGTTATCGCTGACCTTAGGCTGGTATTCGGCACTCCACCTTCTGGAAACCAAGCATCAGGATCAGAAGTTTGGCAGGCAGTTGCCCCGGTCTTTCTTATGCCTTCTGCTAATGCTGTTAGAGCTTGTTCTGAGTTCATGCCTAAACAATAACTGCAATTATGTCGCGCTGCTTTGCTATGCTCCAAAACATGATCACAGTAAACAAGACAATCGCCAAACTAGGCGGCACTCTAATCGGCACGCACCCGGCAGGATCTCTTGAGTGGCATGCTCAGAGATCTCACGCAATCGGCGGCAGCGACATAGCGCCGATAATGAATAAATCCCCCTGGACTAGCGCAGTGTACTTATGGGCGCAGAAGTCAGGCTTGCTATTGCCTACAGAAGGCACGATGGCTATGAAGCTAGGGAACTACTTTGAGCCTGCAATAGTCCGGGTATTCGGTGACATGCACCCACATCTCATAGTTCATACCGGAGATTACACTTACGAATCACAGAAGAACGCATCATTTCACGCTAACCCCGATGGCGTTATCGAAGATGAAGACGGCAGGTTATACATTCTGGAAATCAAATTTTCTAGAAACGCTATGCCTATCTTGCCGGAGCATTACAGGCTTCAAGTTCTTTGGTACATGATCGTAACAGGCTTGCATAGTCCCGGTGTACTTTGCGCGGTCGCAGGAGGCGAATACAGGGAGTTTACGGTTGAGTATGACCCAATAGAGGCTGAGGCACTTATGAAGGCGGCAGAGAGCTTCCTAGAGCTTGTGAGGACAGGAGAGCAGCCAGACATAGAAGGCAGCGATTCGACTTACAGCGCAATCAGGATTCTGCACCCAGACATCGAAGACACAGAAACAGACATAGACCCCGAGGAATACCGACTTCTACAAGCGGCACTAGAGCAAGAAAAGTTCTGGAAGCAGCAGGCAACACTCAGAAAGTCGGTTATTCAAAGCAGCATGAAGGGCGCTAAATACGGTTATGTAGACGGCGAGAACGTTGTAATGTTACAAAGCAGATCTGGCGGCGCGCCTTATCTCAAAATCACAGGAGGGTAAAAATGGGATTCATGGACAACTACGAACCAGTAGCAGACCGAATAGCTAAGTTCTGGGAGAAGCACCCAAACGGCAGAATACACACTGAGATAAAGCTAATCAACGAAACCGAGATCGTGATCATGGCAAGTGTCTACACTGATCGGGAAGACATGAGGGCGGCAGCTATTGACTTCGCCCAGGAGACTAGAAACTCAAGCCCAATAAATAAGAACTCTTTTGTTGAGAACTGTGCCACAAGCGCAATAGGGCGCAGCTTATCCACGCTCAATTTTTCTAGCAAAAAAGACGGTCACGTTGTAAGACCTAGCGCGGAGGAAATGCAGGCAGCCTCACAGGAGGCTTTGGCGGTATCTCTAAAGGGGTTTGAGGGTCGCGCAAGTGTCCTAGCCCTTAGTAGTGATGTTGAAGGGCTTAGAGAGCTATACAGCGACGCTAAGTTACATGGAATGCCTAAGCGATTCCTAGAGCAGGTTACAGAGATGGCAAAGGCAGTAGATACAAAGTAAAAACAGAAGGGGACATAGCCCACAGATAGCTATGCCCCCGGATCATAATTCTATCTGACAGACAGGAGAATCATGGAGCAGGAAACAGACTGGAAAGAGTTCACAGAGCGTACTTGGCTAACGGGCTATAAAAAGGGCTACGGTCATGGTCGCGAAGACATGCGAAAGCAACTTACTTTTGAACTTTGGGATTTCAGGAAAAAGATACTTTTGACAGATACAGATCTCGCTGAAACGATAGAAATCTGCATCGAAAGATTAGAAAAATTAAAATAAGATACATCTTCTATATATAGATATATATAAGCATTATTAAAGGTTCTATATATAGACATTTAACTTAATAACTATACATAGGCATTATGTTTATATATAGCAAGAAATTACTCATCACAGAAAAGAGAATCAAATGCCACAAATCACAATCACAGGAGACGTAAACCTAATTGGCTGGGAAGGCAGAAGGATCTCAGTTTGGGAGAACTACGATGTTCCAGGCTACACGAAGCCCTTCTCAAGACTTTGGACATGTTGGTTTGACTTCTCGCAAGCAGAGCATCTTCAAGAAGGTGACTGGATCGAGCTAACCGGAGAGCTATCAACGAAGATAGGAAAATACACGCCTAAAGACTCAGACGTTGAAAAGACCGTAGTTGAACATCACCTACAAACTGCACAGCTAGTCCAGGCTCGTAGCAAGACACAGCAGGGCGCTACTATGGCGCAGGTTTCAGGCTTCGAGAATGCGCCGTTCTAATGATCCCCGACATGAGCGAACTGGAAAACAAACTCTATTTTACGAAAGGCTACGAAGCCGGAGTGCAGCTAGAGCGCAAGCGCATTATCAAGTTAATACAGGACTTGGCAGACACTCGCGACATTCTAGAGACACTCAAGTATCCATTCCTTGCTAAGGAAATAGAAGACGCAATCCTAGACGGTCAAGATGCAGACTGAAAAAACGCAAGCAGAAGCAATTTACAAAGCTG